TTAGAAAAAGATTTAATTCTTTCATCTGATGATCCACTTAAAAAACAAGTAGGAGGAAACCATTATAAAGATTGTGTTATACAGCCTACAGTTTATTGTCAATTAAATAAATTAAATACATGTGAAGCTAATATTGTAAAATATATTACCAGACACAATAAAAAAGGAGAAGGTAAAAAGGATATAGAGAAAGTAATTCATTATGCTGAAATGTTACTAGCATTAGAATACCCAGAAGAAGAAGAACAAAAAGATTTATTTAATGCTTTAATAGGGGAAAAGGGAAGACATGTTCAAATCAAATCGTAATCCACAATTTCGATCTAAATTTTCTGAGGATATTTTTTATGAAAAATATGCACATGAAGGAGCAGAAACTCTACATGAACTAGCTTGTACTTTGGTAGAAGATGTCTGTCAAAATAATCTAAATAAAGATGAAAAAGAATCTTTGATAGATCATATATCTAATATAAGATTTCTACCTGGAGGAAGATATCTTTACTATGCAGGAAGAGATAAAAAGTTTTTTAATAACTGTTATCTTTTAAAAGCAGAGGAAGATACCAGAGAAGATTGGGCAAACCTGTCATGGAAATCAGAAAGCTGTCTTATGACAGGTGGTGGTATAGGTGTAGACTATTCTGTATACAGATCTGAAGGTCAGACATTAAAAGGTACTGGTGGTATAGCTTCTGGTCCTATACCTAAAATGCAAATGATTAATTCTATAGGACAGAAGGTTATGCAGGGAGGGTCGAGGAGATCAGCTATCTATGCCTCTCTGAACTGGCAGCATGATGATGTAGACAAGTTTCTCACAGCCAAGAACTGGTTTGATATGCCAGTAGGCAGCACAGGAAAGACATTGTTTGATATTAAACAAGAAGATTTTAATTTTCCTGCTCCCCTGGATATGACAAACATCAGTGTTAACTATGATACTAAGTGGTTACTTAGGTACTGGGAAGAAGGGAGGATAGGCAATGTTTTTAAAACAAATGTGGCACAAGCTCTTAGAACAGGTGAACCGGGATTCTCGTTTAACTTCTTTGAAAAGGAAAATGAAACTTTACGTAATGCTTGCACCGAGGTATCTAGTGAGGATGATAGTGATGTTTGTAATCTGGGGAGCCTTAATTTTGCTCGTATTGATGATCTGAATCAATTACAGGAGGTTGTACAATTAGCTACAAAGTTTCTTTTATGTGGAACCCTACGAGCAGAACTACCTTATGATAAAATCTATACAGTTAGAGAAAAGAATAGACGCCTGGGACTTGGTTTAATGGGATTACATGAATGGCTAATCCAACGTGGACATAAGTATGAGACTACACCAGAGATACATAGATGGTTCAAAGTTTACGAAGCAGAGTCAGATAAAGTAGCTCGCTCCTTTGCCAATCAGTTGAACATCTCTATCCCTGTTGCTGTCAGAGCAGTAGCACCTACCGGAACTATTGGTATTCTAGGAGGTACATCTACAGGTGTAGAGCCTATCTTTGCTGTAGCTTATAAGAGAAGGTATCTTAAGAACAGGAGATGGCACTATCAGTATGTAGTAGATAGCGCTGCTCAAGAAATGATAGAACTCTATGATGTTAAACCAGATGATATTGAATCGGCTCTCGATCTTGTAACTAACTATGAACGTAGATTAAACTTTCAAGCCAACGTACAGGAGTATGTGGATATGTCTATCTCTTCTACAATTAATCTGCCAGAATGGGGTACTGAAGATAATAATGAAGATAAGATAGAGGACTTTGCTCAGACCCTAGCTAAGTATGCTCATAGATTGAGAGGCTTTACCTGCTATCCTGATGGATGTAGAGGAGGACAACCTCTTACCAAGGTGCCATACTCTGAGGCTCTGGAAAAATTAGGAGAAGAATTTGAAGACAATATACAACCTCATGATATTTGTGAGATCAGTGGTGCTGGAGGAGTTTGTGGAATTTAAAAAAAAGACTTGTCAAATTAATAAAAGTGTAGTATAATATATATATATAGAATGCCAATAGTGGGTTCTATAATATCTTGCTTAAAAGGAGAAAATTATGAATGTACACCTTGAAGGTAATTGGAGATTTCTTAACAACCCTACTCTATCTAATTTTCAGAGATGGGCAGTAGGTTATGATAGGCTATTTCAGGCTATGTCGGATGCTCCTAGAAGTGAACAGAGCTATCCTCCACATAACTTTATTAAGGAATCGGATGAAGAGTTTCGGATTGAACTAGCCTTGGCTGGCTTCAGTAAAGAAGATGTGAAGGTAGTTCAAGAAGAACAGAAGCTAACAATTAGTGGCAACAACTCTGAAAAGGAGGATCAGGAAAACATTCTACATAAAGGTATTGCAAGTCGAGCATTTACCAAAACTTTTTATCTTGCTGAGACTATCGAAGTCATGGAAGCATCGTTTGAAAATGGAATGGTTATCATTCAGCTTAGACAGAATATTCCAGAGGATAAAAAGCCTAAGTTAATAGAACTTAAATAAAGATAAGGGAAGATAATTATAGTTGCACCGCTAGGTTTAAGGAAGAATCAGATACCTAGATAATTGTCTTCCCTTTTCATAGGAGATCAAATGAAACGAACAGAACAAATCAATACGATCTATATTGGATATGATCCAAAAGAAGATGCAGCCTATGAAGTACTAAGAGATACTATAAAAGCAAATTCTCCAAAGCCCATTATTATTAAACCTTTAATTAAAAAGGAACTGGAACGAGCCACTCTTCTTTATAGACCATTTGAAATTGTCAATGGACAATACATAGATAAGATAGATCAACGTCCTTTTTCTACTGAATTTAGTTTTAGCAGGTTTCTAGTTCCATCTTTAAATCTGTGGAAAGGCTGGGCTTTGTATATGGATTGTGACATGTATCCTCGAACAGATATTAATGAACTCTTTGAAGAATATAATGATTCAAGGTATCCTCTTTACTGTGTTAAACATGACTATGCTCCTACTGATAAATACAAAATGGATGGTAGAGAACAAGGAATGTATTCTAGAAAGAATTGGTCTAGCTTTGTTCTATGGAATTGTGAACATGAGTTAAATAAAAATATAACTCCATTGGAAGTTAACAATAGATCTGGTAGCTTTCTTCATAGGTTTGAATGGTTACCTAAAAAGAATAGTGTCATAGGAAAAATTCATGAAGAATGGAATTGGCTGGATGGTCATTCATCAGAAGATATCGAACCTAAAAATGTTCACTTCACTACTGGTGGTCCTTGGTTTAAAGAATGGAAATGTAAAAGAGCTATTGATGGAATGTATGCCGCTGAATGGAATGCTGATTATTCAAGACTATTACTAAGGGATACCGTAGATGCAATATAAAGTTGTAACAGCTTTTGATGAAAGCTTTCTTCAACACAGCACAATCAATCTTCTAAATGAATTTAAAAATAATTGGGAAAGTTCTATAGAGTTTCATTGTTATTATTATAACCTAGATTTAACTAACTATTCTCTGCCCAAGGCAGCTAATATTTATTATCATAATCTTCTAGAGATAGAAGAGTATCCTAAATTTTTAAAAGAATTTTCTAAACATGATGGAACTGAAGGAAGAACCATAGCTTATAATGAGATACTTGATCCTCTTAAATTTATTCCCAAGGTAATTTCATTAACTGAATGTGCGTTTGCATCTAAAGGTTGCTGGTTAATCTGGATTGATCCAAGCTCTATTAATCTAAAAAATATTTCAGTTAAAGATCTTGATAATATTTTACCAGAGCATTCAGAGAATATAGATCTTATTACTTTTAAAGATCAAACATATCTTACTATGTTTAATCTGAATAGACAAACTCCAGTAGATCTACTAGGAGATTTAAGAGGAGCCTTTATTTCTGGAGAGTTTCTTAACTATAGAGAGTGGCATGATGTCTTTGTTTTTAATAGACTAAGAACAATCTATACTGCTCATGGTATGAAAGAATATGAAATAGATATAGATAACTCTCCTCTATCAGAAATGCTTGTCAGTCTACATGATCGTAAGAACATGGCAGTAAGAGATAAGGATGGGAATCGTATAATTAAATTATCTGATACTGAAACCTCTCCTGATATTTTACCTAATAGGTATAGACAACTAGCAGACTTAATAAAATTCTACAAACCCAAGTGTATACTAGAAACCGGGACATGGAATGGTGGTAGAGCTATAGAAATGTCTTTGGCTGCGTTGAAATACACTGACAAAGTTCACTACATGGGTTATGATTTATTTGAAGATGCTACAACAGAAACAGATCATATAGAGTTTAATGTTAAACCTCATAATACCATGCAAGCCGTAAGAAATAGGCTGGAAGAGTTTGCTGCACATATTAAAGAGAAGGAAGACAAAACATTTACCTTTGAATTATATAAAGGAAATGTTAGGGAAACTCTGGATGTTATCAGAAGGACTGAGGCAATTAATGATGTTGAATTTGCCTTGATGGGAAGTGGCAACAGTAAAGAAACTGTAGAAGCAGAATATAAAGTTCTTAAATATACACCTGTTGTAGTAGCTGATCATTATTTTACCAAGGAGAGTGAGGAAGATGGGGAAGGGACACCTCCTGAAAGATATCAAGGAGTAAAAAATGTATTTAATGCTGTTAAGACAAAGAAAGTCAACGCACAGGAAACAACAGAAGATGGATGGACGAACTTCGATGAAAAAGCATCCACAAGAAAATATGTTCTTCCTTCAGGTGACAAAGTGGCTGGTGGTGGTCATACTCATCTTGTGGTTTTTCTTCATGATTCCACTCTAAAAGATTTACCAGAAGAACTTAAACGTGTTCCTATTATTGTACATCCCAGAGATTGTGTACCAAAAGATTATATTAAAAATAATATTAAATCAAACATAACTTTGATTAGTCCTAAGAAGTGGGTGACTAAACATCCGGGTCATAGAGGTTCATCAGCAATGATATCTGCTGGTCCTTATCTTGACTATAAAAAACTGAAACAATTTACTATTGATAATCCTGAAACGAAATTACTGGTAGTTAAACATGCTTACCCACATTTACTTGAACATGACATTAAGCCTTGGGGTTGTATTATTCTTGATCCCAGACCTATTACAGGTGTTAGTACACACAATATTGTACGTAAGGACTTATTTAAAAACATAGATCCTACTACTAGATTTTTTGTAGCATCTATGACAGATCCTTCCGTAACAAATCATCTGATTAGTCAGGATGCTCAGATCTGGGGATGGCACGCTTTTACTGATTCTCTCAGACAAGATGAGGAACAGGGAACACAGATACGAAATCAACAGGTAAAGGTAGAAGAAGAATTAGGCATCCCACAAGGAGCTACTTTAATTACTGGTGGTACATGTGCTGCCATGAGAGGAATAGGGATGTTACATACTTTAGGCTTCAGAGATATTCACTTATTTGGTTTTGATTGTTGTCGTGAGGAACCTAGTAAGAAAGAGAAGACTGAAACTACTGGTGATATAGAAGGAGGAGAAACTCCTAAACCTAAGTACATACAAGTTAATGTTAAAGATAAAACTTATTGGACTACTGGTGAGTTACTGGCAATGGCTCAAGATTGTGAGAAAGTTTTTGCTGATGAAGGATTAGAGGGAGCGCTTACTTTTCATGGAGCGAATACGATGGTAGCTGATCTCTGGGATATTAATTTAGAGAGACAAACCAGACCACAATTTAAAGGATACTATGATGAAGGACATTAAAAAAGTTCGGAAAAAGGTTGAGGAATTAAAGGATATAGTTATAGATGCCTCTATTCCAGAAAGAAAGAAAATACATTTTAATCCTACTTTAAGTAGAGAGAAACCTTCAAAAAGATATATAGAATTATTGTCTATATATAAAGATCTGCATAAAGTAAGCGAAAAAATGTTTAACGGCAGAAGTCTAATGAAATATATAGATGTAATAGGAGCCTATCTAGAAAAAAATGAATGTAAAACACTTCTCGATTATGGCTCTGGGAAGGGACATCTTTACACAGAGAACTATAAAACAGTAGAACGAGGAGAAGAGATGGGAGAACCTCTTCCTGATCGATGGGGATTAGATAGTTATCAACTCTATGATCCTGCTTATCCAGAATACAGGGAATTACCAACAGGTAAATTTGATGCAGTCATATGTACTGATGTGATCGAACATATACCTACACCTGATCTTGGCTGGGTTATAGATGAAATATATAGCTATGCAAAGAAAATAGTATTTATTAATGTAGCTTGCTTTAAAGCTTTAAAAATATTGGAAGATGGAACTAATGCACATGCATCTGTTTTTCACAAGTTTGATTGGCTTGATCTACTAGAATATAAAAGTATACCTCATAAAGATTTAGTTATTTATCCTTTCTTTGATATGTTTAATGAAAAGGAAGAGGTTGTAGTATCAGGATTTAAAACAAGACATCTTCCGGTAACTGTAGAATTGAAACAAAAAACAGAGGAGGATAGAGATGTTAGGGATAGCTGAATCAGTAATAGGAGTAGCAGGCAAAATCCTTGATAAGTTTGTTGAGGATAAAGATCTTAAAACCAAACTCAATGCAGAGTTAAAGTCTCAGATCATATCTCTTGATCTGGCACAAGCACAAGCTAACATTGAGCAAGCCAAACATCCTTCTGTCTTTATAGCTGGGGCTAGACCTGCCATCATGTGGATCTGTGCTTTTGGTTTGGGTTGGCAGTTTGTCTTTCAGCCTATAGCTTTATGGGGATTAGCTGTATCTAACATGGATATAGTCTTACCTGTAATTCAAACGGAAGGGTTGATGACTTTAACTCTATCTCTTCTTGGTCTTGGTAGTATGAGATCCTTTGAAAAATTTAAAGGTATTCAGAGAAATAATATGAAATGATTAAATGGTTTTTCAAATGGCTCAAATGGCTTGATGGTCAGTTAGAAGGAAAGCCTCCTCCTAAATACCTGTCGGGTAAAGGATTGGTAAAGGAAGTACCAAAAAATGACAAAAAATAATGGATGGGCTGAAGTACAGGATTACCATTTTCTTGAACCATTTGGTTTTCATGTTATTATAAATCATTTTACTGGGGAACCAGAATTATGGGATACGTTTGCAACAAAACAAGAAGCTAAAGAAGAAGCTTTTCTTTGGAACAATGGGCTGTGGGGTAAAGGTTTTACTTACTCTGCTGAATGGTTGAGGTTAAATACTACAGATGATAAAGATAACTGACAATGCAGACATACATCTATCCTCTGTTGTTGCAGAGAATAAGGTAGCTGCTATTCGATTGGCAGTTAATAGTGGAGGATGCTCTGGTTTTACCTATGATTGGCAGCTTGTTACTGAGGAAGAGTTCGATGATATTATTGATGACTTCATTATAGATCTGGATACAGGTAAGCTTGTCATCGATAATATCTCTAGTATTTATGTAGCAGGAATGACGGTGGACTATAAGAAGGATATCTTTGGTCAACGTCTTATGATTGATAATCCTAATGTAGAATCTATGTGTGGATGTGGGGAGAGCTTTCAGGTATCATGACTGTACTAGAAAAACAAACACCAATACATACTCTTGACTGGTATGTTAAGTGGATTGCCTCTATTATTATTGTTATATCAGTAATACTGACAAGTAATAATATATATCCACTTAATCTATTCTTCTATGCAGCAGGATTATCAGGCTGGTTTATTGTAGCATTACTTTGGAATGATCGAGCATTACTTGTTGTTAATGCTATTTCACTTGCACTATTACTTAATGGGTTAGTATCTTACTATGTTAAATGATAAACAGGAAAAATTTGCACAAGCTTATGTGTTGCATCGAAATGCTTCTGAAGCAGCCAGAACAGCAGGATATGCAGAAGCATCAGCTAACAATCAAGGGTACAGACTTCTTCAAAGCGAAGAAATCTCAGACCGGATACATCATCTTGAGCAAGAGTTAGAAACCAATGTAGATGTTATCAGCGAGATAGAGAAACAATATACCTATGCCAAGGAGAACGGACATACGAACAGTGCAATCAAAGCTCTTGAATTATTGTCCAGAGTCAGAGGATCAAGTTCAGATGTTAATATTAATATGGATGAGGAAACTTTGGAAGATGCTATTGTAGGATGTCTGAATGTTTTAGGTGAGAATAAGGTGATTAATCTGTTAACCAAGTGTAATTTCGCTGACAACTTATTTTTAGAGGATTATGACCAAAATGGAGGGACAGAGAGCGTCACTGAGGGGCCTTCTGAAGAGGCTCTGGACCTACCCCTGCCTGAAGAGGCCGATTCTCCTGTATGAGGCTGTATGGCCCGTAGGATTGATTTAGCTATTTTACTTCTTATAAGCCCCAGGAATATTTTTATGTATCTTACGAAAATCTTCCATCTGCTTATGCTTCTCACGAAGAGTTTCTTTATCATCAAATAAGTGAGGGATTCTTTCTCCTGTTTCTGGATCGATTGGACGGCTTGTTTCATCTAAACCAAATTTTTCTAGAGTAACCCTTTTGTTAGAGGATGTCACATCTTCTACAATATTTCTCGTTTTATGAATATTATGTAAACCAATAAACTCAAGAGCTTTGGTAGGAATAAATGGTTCCGATAGTACCTTTCCCTGTTTTGTTTTAGAACCTTTAAATGGTATTTGAGTACTACCTTTTATACGTTTAAATTTAACTTCACCAAGAACGCTATGAGGTTCAGTTTTAATTAGACTTACACTTTCATGCCAATTTAGATTTTTATTAAAACTAGGATTATTCTTAGATAGTAGTTCATATATTTCTTTTTGAGATACTCCTTGTTCTTTTTTATTTAATATTTCAGCCCCAAAAGAATTATTTCTCATTCTATCCATTATCTTTTTTGGAGTATGAGGAGAATAAATAGTATCAACAACTTCTTTTAAAGTAGAATTAATAGCTTTACGTTGTTCATATCTATTTGAAGTTGGAGTATCTGGAAAATCTTTTCTTAACTGAAGTCCTTTCTTTCCTTCTGGAGGATAAATATCACTTCTTTCTGGGCCTAAAATTGTTTTTATAACTTCTTTCCCCCACTCTGGACCTTCGACATCAAGATACTCATATTGGCCCATATCAGGTTTTTGTCCTGTTGCTGTTCCTTGAAATTGTCTCTGTCTATCATTTAAGTCATCACGAAATTCCATCCAGTTTACATTATCTTTTATCTTATGCATCCATGAAGGTATACCCAGCATACGATCACTTCCTAATTGTTTTCCTAATACTTCTATTCCCAGTTCTAAAAGTTCAGGTTTAGGAGTAGGGGTAGGGGTAGGGGTAGTTCCTAATTTAAAAGGAATATCAGGAGTTACTAAAGAAGTTAAACCATGTCCTATTCCTCTCAGAACTGTTCTTCTATCTATCTCTGGACCCGGCAGAGGTTCTGTATCAACTGCTGCACCAATTAAAAGTTCCAGCAGTGCTGATAATGCTCTACGTTTAGCTGATCCTCTACTTTTAGCTATTTTTCTTGTCGCTCTCTTACCTTGAGGAGTATCACTTAAACCTCCTTCAGGTTTCTTATAAGGGACAAGTTCTCCCTTGGAAGTAGGAAGTTCCAGATCTATCTTTGTCTCTGGCAGCTTAGTCTTGGTAGGTCTTTTATCAGCCACTTACTTCTCTCCCAGATCTACCAAATAACGATCTATAAGTTCTTTAGCTTGCCATAGAGTATTCGTTGCATCAGTAGGGCTTGTCTCTCCAGGTGGAGTTATATTCCAATGTGTATAATCATCAATATCATCAGTAGCAGGATTATAAATTTCATACCCTCTATATTTATATTGTCCGGGGTTTATTTTTTTAGCCTTATAGTTTTTTACATTTTTCTGTACAGCCTGTTCTACTGATGATGGTTCACCTAAACTAGCTAGACCTTCAGGTTGAGAAGATGGCTCCTTTATTTCTTTCTTTTTAGATCTGTTATAAAACTTTATAAATTCTTCTTCGCTTTTAAAAATACGGTCATCGTATCGAGCTTGGTCAGCTCGATGTAATAAATGTTTATCAGACCAAGAACTAACACCAAAATTACCCTTACCATCTGCCTCAAAACGTAAAAAAATCGTTCTTCTCCTATAAGGTATCTCAACCACATCAACAAATTCTTGACTACCTTTTCTTATTCCAGAGACAGTTCCCGGAATACCTATCATAAAAGGAGCTAGAGCAGCTAAACCAAGACTGCTAATAGCTTCTGAATAATCTCCTTTTTTAAAAGCAGGAACTACTTTAGCAGATTCTTCAACCATAGCTTTAATATCTGCTTGAGGACCAATAATAGAAAGAATATCTTCTATATCTTCCCCAGTAGGAATATTCAATCCAAGCTTACGAGCTACCTCAAAAGGAGAAGGAATCTCTCTTAGACCAGCAAGTCCTGCTTCTACTGCTCTGTCAAATACGTTAGCCACTTACTTATAACTCCATACCCAAGGTCTGGGATGCACTTCACTACTCTCCATCGTATCTATGTGCAGAAACCTCTTCTCATGTGATCCTCTTTGAGAGATCCCTATACCAGTAAAGCCATGTTGCATAGCCATCTTCATTAACCTGTAGGCAGTCCTGCCACTGACCAGTACATCTACTGCCTTCCCATACAGATGCGGAGAGTTCCTGGCCCCTCCTATAACCTGATTATAAGATTCATGTCTGTAACCAGAACTGATTACCATAGGTTCATTAAACTCTTTTCGTAAAGCTATCAGTTTAGACATGAAATCTTCATCCATGTTACATTCATCTGTACCTTTACATTTTAATTCATCTTTTGTAAAATATTCCCACATTACTCTTGTTCTCCATTATGTACTGGAGGGTGATTACCATTATGCATTCTATGAAACCTTTCTATTTCATTTTCTAGAGATGCAAGCCTTGTTTCTATAGCTCCATCTCTTTCAGAACGTTCTTTCAGGATCTGAGGTGAGAGTATATCCTTTGCCATCACATCAATAGAAGATAAGGCAACAGCTTGTCTAGCTTCTACCTTATCTATCCTGGTAAATAATTCTGTTTGGTTTTCTTTCATATCATCCAATTGTTTGATAATGGATCTGATGGTAGCTTTCAATACTCCCCATGTAGTAGCTATACCAGCCAGCACTATCCCGAATGTCAGGAGTTCTCTTGGTCCTAGTTCCAGCATTATTCTTCTTCTATTTTCAAGAGGGGTATGGCCTGTCTTGCAAAATTAGTTAACTCCGCTTCTAATTTATTAACAATTTCAGAAGGTACATTGTATCTAGCTATCAATTGATTTCTTAATGTTTTACCAATAGAGGGAGGTCTAAATAAGCCTACTCCATGTTTTACAGCATTATGAACAATAGAATAATCAAAGTTTTTATCTATTTTTTTCATACCTCTATCAGATAAAATATTTAATAACAATTCATTATCAACTTTCTTTCTTACTCTATCTTCATAGTAATGTAATTTTTTTGAATCATATAAATGATCAGCTAAATTCTGTTGAGCATTATATGAATTATTTAAATATTCACCTACCTCATTAAAAAATTCTTCTTGAACTTCAGGATTTTTCCAATTTCTTCCTGATTGAAGAGATCTTAGAAAACTACTAAAATCTTTTTGGACTCTCTGTATACTTCCTGATAACCTACTTACTTTACCTTGTAATGCCCTATTAAAATTAAAAGTAGTTTGAGTTATACCAGCAAATCTTCTTAACCTATCTTCAAATCTGTCTGGATATCCCCATTTATTTTTTCCAGGTTCATTTAAATCCTGTTCAGATCTCCAAGAATCATAAAGTTTTTGTAAATCTATTAGTGTTTGAGGACCATATGTAGTTGCTAATTCTCCTAAATCTTTCAAAACTCTCTGTCCAAAATGATCGCCTTCTAGATATAAAGACCTATCATTCTTTTTCCCTGTTACTACATTAATTAAAGGCTTCATTACCAAAGAAGGAGTTAAAAGAGGTTGAAAAATAAGTCCGATTTGTTCAGCTATAGTATCATAATCTTTTTGATTTTTCACACCCGGAGAAAACATAAATTTATAAGCTAGTTGTGAGCCTTTAGATAAGGCATCATGTGGGTTTATTCGACTTTCATTAACATATGTTACTTCAATATCTCCTTTTTTATTCATATGAAAACTATTTTGATAGTTTCTAATTGAACCTGTCTCGTAGGCAGGAGAATTCTGTTCAAGAACCATATCATCATTTGATGTTATACCATGCTTTAATTTATTATGCCACATATATCCCATATATGTAGCAACTGTTGCTCCTGTTGCCGCTAATCTGGTAGCACCTGCTTTCATTAAACCTAAATTACGTGTTTTCAATCCTTTCCCAAAGTCTGTAAGACCTGTCATTATTGTTCCTTTTCCTGCTCTTATACTCTCAACAAGAAAAGAAGGAAAGGCTCCAATAAGAGGAACAGCCCTTGTTGCTTTTAAAATTCTGGGAACACGGCTATAAACAGGATGAGTATTTTTTACAACTTCAGCAGCATAAACCTTTAATTCATTTTCTGGCATGTAGAACTTACTATTAGGGTCATCTGGAAAAGCTTGCCTATACCTTTTCATTTCTTCAAACCAGTTAAGGACTTTAAAAACTGCATCCTCATTCCTATATACAGTTCCTAATTTTTTATAAATTGAATCTAGCTTTTTTAATAATTTATTTTTAGGTTCTTTATAAGCCTCTTTTAAAGATCGCAAAAAGAACTCAGCAGATATACTGGCATCAACTAATCCAAGTTGTTGAGTCTCTCTAAAAGCATCAAGATTAATACTAATATCAGAGCCTTCTACTTTTATTAACCTGTTTAAATTAGGCATTGCCTCTACAGTTGCTCGTACAGAATCTGCCAGAGTATCTGCGGTAGGAGTTTTATCTCCTTTTATATATTTACGAGGTTTAAAATGAGGAATAAAATTACCATTGGCTGCTGTAAAAACAAAGTTACCTTTAATATTAATTAAATGAGTTGCTTCTGATAATATAGTTTTAGAACCGGATGCAAATCCTTGTGCGCCATGCATTGCTTTCATAAAAATATTTGTGGCAGTATTAGGTTCTAATCCTTCTATTAATTTATTTTTATATGACTTAGTTGTAAATACTTTTGCCAGTGGATTAGCATTTGGTCCCATAGCTTTTAAATAAGCAGCAGCTACATCCGATAGGTTTTCAGTAAGTTCAATACCATCATCAGTTACTTTACCAGCTATGTCTTTTAATTTCTTTGCTCCACTGACATAATATAAATTCTTACCGTAAGCATCTTTAGCTATTGTTTCAATATCTTTTAAGAATTGTCCTTCAGCCAAGATCTTACCTTGTTTAGTTGCAGTAGATATAAATCTTTGAACAGGATCTCGAACTTCTTTTAATAAAGCTCTTTCTTCTTCAGCTAATACTTTTCTATTGGTAAGGATTTTACCTTCACTGGATGAAACATTTCCAGCTTTTGTTCCTACTGAAAATGTTTCAAAAAATACTTCTTCACCAGAATCAAACTTATTAATAAATTCTACAACTTTAGCATCAACATCGGCATCAGTTAGTCTGGGATTTTGAGACTTCAGAAAATTTTTATAATTTTGTATAACCAGAGTTGCTTCAGCATCACCCATTTTTCCTTTTGTAGCTTCTTTCAAAGCTTTAACCCAACCTGGATTACTAAAAACTTCATAATCAGTTTTCACATATAATCCTAATTGTCTATCTAATTGAACTCTGGTAGATTTAGGCAAGCCAAACTTGTCAATTAATATTTTACTATATTCATCAATAATTCCACCAACTTCTGCAATCTTTTCCTGAACTTTAATAGGAAGTTTAGCAGCCGCTGTCTCTTGCTGTTTTAAAGCATTCCTAATTAACTGAGCCTGTCTCCTATTTAAGGTAGTTTTCTCAGCTTTAGTTCTTTTCTTTGGAGATTTATTTAAAATTTTTAAAATCTTTTCTGATGCTCCGTGTTCAATTCTAGGAACATTACCTAATGCAGTCGAAACTTCATCTAATATTTCCTCTGGAATATCTTCAAATTTTAAATCAAATTCTTTTTCCAGAACCTTAGTTAGTTCTTTTCCTTTTATAGCTGCTAAAGATTCTGCTTGTAGTATACGACCTTCCTTATTTTCCAGAGCATTTCTGGTTAGTCTGTCAAAACCTTGATTATGTGTTAGCCAAGTTCTAGGCCATCCCAAGAATTTATTTTCACTAATTTTCTTGGCTGGCTTTACATCAGTCACAATTTTAATTGGCTGATCTATATGAACATTATGTTGAAATTCCCCATCTCTTACTTTCTTAGCTTCTACTCCTCTAATTCTACCTGTCGTATCAGTAGGTAAATCTAATATTCCTTCTTCATTAACAGCTTCATTACGACCCTTTATATTTTTATATGTTCTAATTAATTTTCCTACAGTCCATGCTCCAGCATCAATAACACCGTTAGCAACTAAAGCATCCAGAGATTTCTTTAAAATCTTTTGAGCATCATTATCATCTGGATGTATAGCAGCAAAGTCTAAAACTTTTTCTGATTCAGGGAAAAGAGATATAACAGCATTAACTGTATTATGTTCTTTATTGCCAATAAGTAAATCAGCACCTGTAAAACCTAGAGTAGAGGCAATTCCCCGTCTAATATCAGGAATATATTTTACTATTTGACGAGTAGCTCCTATCCCTCCTGTCATTAAAGCTCCTATCTCTCCTGCTACTTGTTGAGAGGTAGCTAGGGGAGGATCCATAGTTTGCTTGAAAGCATCAACTAGACCTTTTGTATATTTATTTTTGGAAAGAATTTCTTCTGCTTTATCGGTGCCTACTTCAAATGCAGTTACTATAGGATCAGGCAAAACCATTTCGGCTAATTCCCCTATTCCCTTTATACCAGTTGTAGCTGCTCCAACAACAATTCTGGGTAAATCATAAACAATATTTTCAAGCCAGTTTCTTTTAGAAGCTACTTCTTTTTCATATAGATGAGCAGGAACCGATTGATCAGGAATATCAAGAAGAGAATCTTTGTATTCTTCTTTACGTTTATAGTATCTTTTTTCAGCTTTTGCCGCTTCTTGAGCAGCATTCTCATACTCATCAAGAGTTATGTCATACTTACTTCTGAAAAATTCGTCAGCATTAGCAGAAGTCAGAACACCTGCTTCAACTTGTGCATTCACATCTTTCAGAACATCAGCAAAAGTCTGAGTATTATAATTAATAGGCATAATTATTATTGTAATTTTTTTCTAGCATTGGGATCAAAAGTATGAACACTTGAACCAGGAATCTTGTTAGGCTTTTTGTTAACTTCTACTTTTACTTCTTCTATTTCAGGTACAGGTTTTCCAGGAAAAACTTCAGTAAAAGAATCAGCTATTGCAGTTGATTCATCCTTTCCTAATTTTCTATTTCTACCATATGCTTTTAGTAGCTTATTTATTTTTCCTGTAACTTTTCTATTATCTCCTCCTAATACTAAATTCTTTCCATCCATAATTTGAAGGTTGCCTTTATCATTTAATACTGCTTGATAACCAAACGCTCCTGCTGCCATACTAGCTAACCTCTTATCTACAGTAGCAGTTAGTTTATCTTTATCTTTTCCAGCGGCAAGTCTTTTAGCTCTCTTCTCAGCTATAGTAGCTGTTTTTACTAACTCATCTAAAAATGCTGACCTTGCTTTTCCAGGTAATTCCAGTAATGTTTTTTGTATATTACCATCTTCTATTATTGTCTGTAAAGCTGCTTTATGTTCTTCTGTTAAATCCGATTTCCGAATCCCAAATATTTTTACTGCAAGATCAGCTTCAAATTTTGCATCTTCCTTGGTAATCTTACCAATTTCAGATAATACTTCTCCACCGGATGTAATAAGACCTACTAAAGCCCCAGAAGGATTTTTCATCATATTAGCAATTCCTGTAAAAATCGCTCCAGACTTTCTTGCAGCAGATCCTGCTCCTCTACCGCTTTCCAATGATTGAATTAAAGGATCTGTTAATAATTTTCTTTCTGTTGCCTGTCGTGTTCTTTCCTCACTCATACTTGTAGCTTGATCTTGTAATACCTTTCTTACTCTACTTGGATCAAGAGAAGGATAAAGTTTTTGAAACTCTTGTAAACTTATATCTGCTCTAGGCCACATTCTTTGTTGATCAACCGGAAGAGGATGAGGAGAATATTCTTCATCATAATCTGTTTCACTAAAAATATCTAATACTTGATCTCCTGCCCTTCTCCGAACCACAGGTAATCCAGATAGACCACTCTTATATAGACTCATCAATCGATCTCTATTACTAGCGGAGATAGCACCAGAACCTTGTTCCATATACTTACCCAGATTTTTATCTGACATTCCTACAGATCCACCGCCTTTAGCATATCCAGCCATTTTTCCACCACCGCCATACATATTCTTCATAAGATTTGCACCAGTAAAACCAGTTCCACCAAATCCAGCACCACCACCCATACCATAAATGTTAAGTCCGGTTAGTCCTAGACCTAACAAGTTCTGACCCATACTAGGCTGATAAGGAGTTCCGGTTGTAGTTTTAGTTTGAGAAGGAGTTCCTAACATTGGATTACCATAGACAGAACCTTGATACTGAGCTAAAGTTCGTTGAGGAAATTGTTGTTCTTCCAAGAATTTAAAGTATGCTTCATCCAGAGCAGACTGTACAAGTCCTCGTCTTTCTGCTCCTACTCCTTCTGCTGCACCAGCTTCTGCCAGTGTTGCTCCGAATAAGGCTGGTCCTGCTCTACCTATATTAGTAGCCATTTGTTGTTCTCTCTGCTTCTGTTGTGCAAACTGATTTTGAGCATTCAGGAAAGCACTCTGTAATCCCTTGGCTTCTATATCTGCCAATAACTGTGACTGTCCTCTTTGAAGTTCTGCTGCCTCCACTCCTGCTCTAGAACCTAGACCGCTCAGACCTCCAGCTTCTACAGCACTTGCCTCAAACTTTGGCATAACATCTTTTTCAAATCTTGTCTGAGCTTCTCTTTTCTCAATATCGGTAACTGCTCTTTGATAGGGAGACATATATTCTTTGGCTACTTCATCGGTAAACTTCTCTGCTCCTTCCCTTTGAATGCCTAGAGCTTCTTGTATAAAAGGTGCTTGGGTTCCTCTTAAACCTTTTATATCTTCTTGTGCTTGTAACTGTTCAGCCGTAAATGGTGCAGTTGTTAATCCTGTATAAGGATCATAACCTCTAGCTATATCGGCTCCGTATAAAGCTTGTGCTTCAGATAAAATCTGTTTAACAAAAGGCGATAATTCTTGAGGTATCTGTGATTGTATAATCTGAGTACTTGTAGCCTGTTTACCCGTACCTCCTATACCAAATAGTGAAGATAAAATTCCCATTTTTTAAACCCTTTCAGTCATTGGCCTAAGAGCAGCAAGACCATTAATTTCATTTGGCTGTTCTCTTGTTCCATAAGCTTGGTGCCTGACATTTTCTACAACCTTATCCATAACATCAGCCCCTTTATCAGCATTGCCATTACCTAGAGCAGACATTGTATGAGCATCTACAACGTACTCCTTGGGACTGACAGCCAATGTCCCTACCTGTTTCGATCCTTCCTGAATAGGCATAAATACATTATCTTCCATACCATGACCATCTCCTGGAACTCGTCCTCTGAAGTCACCACCTCTTGCCATTTCTATTAATCCATCATTTGCCGCTATTCTTGATAGACCTCCGCTTTCTATATCTTCTTCAAAAGTAGAATCTACTTTTATTCCATTATTCTCTAAGGCAGGAACACCAAATTCTTGTATACCTGACAGTGCTATTTGCATAGGATCTGGTTGGTTCTCATTCCTGGCTTTTTGTATTTCAAACTCTTTTTTTGCATCTGAACCCTTAAGAGCATCATCTCCTATTTTGGCTACTATAAGTGGTGTAATCTTAAGTAACATTTCACGAAGAGGAGATTCTTCCTCTGTTGGAGGAGCAACCGGCATTTGTGGTCCAGATGGTTGAGGCATCGGCATTTGTTGAGGAGCCATTGCCATTTGTGGGCCAGGTTGTGGCATCGGCATTTGTTGAGGTATAGGAACAGGTATTTGTGCCATTTGTGGTCCAGTAGGCGCTCTAAAACGATCCATAGGCATAGTAGGTAATCCTTGAGGAGACATCCCTTGACGTACAATTGGATTATCTCTACTAGTAGGAGTTCTCATCGTCCTCTGAAGATCTTGCATTTCAGGTATTGCCATATCTATATCCTATCTGCTGTAACTGATTACTTGCCAAGTTACTTACATCATCTTTAAAATTATTCTGATTATTATAATTATATTCTATTTTCTTTCCACTCTCAAATTGTTTTTGAATTTTTTGTTGCATGGAATATCTTAAAGGATCAAGAATTTGTCCTGTATTATAATTACCATATAATGTACTATCATTAACCCTGTTAAAATGTTCTGCCATTGTTTTCATTAATTTAAATCCTGCCAAGATGTTTCTGAACCAAGACTTACATATCCCTTAAACTTACCTGTACTAGCTGAATAGGCTATATCTCCCTTTATCGGCCTACCAATGCTTGTTATAGTCACCACCCTAAATATATTAGAAGCTGGTTTATTCTGTATTTCCAGATCCCGACTATCAAGTTCATTTATCAATACCGATCCCCATCTCTGAACTTCTTTATACATTGTTGTAAGATCTTCATTACTTAAATTCATTGGTAAGGTAGGATATCTTGCCATTATCTACCTCCATCTCCCTGTACTGCTACTCGAATTGATCCCCATTTCCAACTAGCATTATTAGATGCAGAAGATACCCTTACCTTTGCTTGCCTTCCTCTAGCTCTAAAATCAACCTTTTGTGTAGTATTAGTTATATCAAATTCTTTTGTTATAGACTCAGTACTTTCTGGAAATTCCTTAGTAACCATATGTAATTTAATTTTACCAGTAGTTAAATCAAAGTCAGGTATAATTCTATTCATAAACATAATAGCATTACCATCATCAATATCAAAGTCAGCAGACTCTACAAAAGAAGTTAAGGTTTCACCATCTCCTGTAAATACTCCTGCTGGTTCATTATTATATAAAAAATTTCCTGTAGTAGTAGCTCCTGTTGTTATTGTATTACCAAAAATTTCTCTATCTTTAAAGGTAGTAAAAAAGGTATCCCCATATACCCAATACCCTTCATCAGGAGAATATATAACATAACTGTCACATTCAGTAGCACCATTAGAAACATACAGCCATATAATCTCCTTAAATTCTGAATTAATTCCTGTATAAACTTTATCATAATAAGTTGTATTTAATCTATCAAAAACATATCGTCTAACTGTAGAATTTAATACCTCTACCTGTCCGGTATTAGAATAAAAATTATCAAATCCCATCCAGTAAGTTACACCATTATAGTCAATTCCTGCATGTGGTCCTATCATGCCACAGTTTGTTCCTGCTTGTTGAAACTTAAATGTAAAGGGAGGACCAGCAAACTCCATTAACCAGAGAGAATTATCTGTCCAGATATTAATAGCATTCTTGGATCTAACTGCTCCTATAACTCTTGTTCCATCTGTTAATACTACCTCACCTGCCGTAGAACTTACGGAAGGAACCCAATTAGTTCTATCATCCTGATCAGACCACCTAACCAACATAGGATTAAATGTTCCACTAACTGTAGCAGTAGCACTATATTCATTAGCTCCCATTGCAATTACATGTCTGTCATTAGGAGAGACAATCACAGAGTGAACACTAATCGGAGAAGTTGTAACTGTTGTTGCTCTGAGTGGAGTCGTAGAAGCATCTACATCAAAGTAAAAGATATTACTTCCCCTTCGATTAAGAAGAATATTTTCTCCCCAAGTATCTAAACTCCATTGAGCTATATCTAGAGACAAATCAGTGGCATCTGCTGAAGCTTCTTCATCCCATGCTCTACCAGAACCTCCTCCTGCTGTCTGTGTATAAATCAAAGCAGTCATATTAATACCTGAAGTTACATCTCCACTGGCACTTGCATTAGCTGCTGCACTTACAATAATTTGTGTACTATTTATAGAAACAATAGTAAATTGAGGACCACCTGCTGCCGATTTAGTTAGATTTAAGTTACCTCCTATTGTAGCTGCAACTGAATCTATGGAAGTATTTTGAAATACTACAAAATCATTAGCCACACCACCATGAGCAGCATCACAAGAAACAGTAACAAGTGGACTATCAGCAGTAGCCGTAATCTTGCTAAGACCCACTGATGTAGGATCTGCCGCATTGTAATCAGAAGCTCCATATCCTACTCCTTGAGATGCTACAGAAGTTCCTGTGGCAATATAATAATTAAAGGTTGCAGATCCTGCTTGAGTAGAAGTAGCTCCTGCATTTTCTGAAACAGATATTGTAAAAGTATTTGCATTTACAATAGAAGTAACTGCATAAACATTTCCTTGTAAAGTAACATCACTTCCAATAACAGCGGCAGATGTAAAATAAACATAATCTCCTGCTGCCCTTCCATGTGAGCCATCAGAACAACATACTCTAGTTGTTCCTACACTTGTACCAAAACAATTTGTCAGAGTAACAGCAGTTGTGATAGGAGTTATATCTGTTATTCTATCTCCATCATGTTCATATACTTTATCAGGTGTGGCAAAGATAGCTCTTTTCTTATTGTCATTATCTTTCCATGCTATTAAATCTCTAGCTGATCCATCAAAAGAAGTGGATACTTTTATCTCATATCCTCTTGTATTTTCAGGTTTGCCAGCACGAAACCTAACACGATTGCCATCGTACCACTTACCTTCTTCAGCATATTGGGTAGTTTCTCTATTAAACCCTTGCTGAAAATCAAATTTTGCTAGTTTAGATGTTGTCATAATTTATCTTTTAAAATCTTTCAACATTACTGCATCAATAACAGTTGCACTTCTGGCACTGTATATTATTAAATCTACACCACTTGTGGTAGTTGTAGCTACAGGAACAGAACCAGAAGGAAATTGATAGACAGCATTATAACCTAATGTCCTACTTCCTGTACCATCTTGTACTATATAGATACTTCCTGTCTGTCCTGCTGTAGCATTAGAGGGAGCAGCTAATGTTCTATTACCTCCCAAAGTTACTAGAAATAAATTTCCATCATCAAAGTCTATTGCTATGGAAGCTGCATCTGTAAGAGTTGTTATATAGGATTTAACAGCACCAGAGATAGATATATTTCCCTGAACTCTAAGTGTCTTCTCCATTATAACTGCACTGGTAAAAATAACAGAAGCTGTAAATGTTTTTTCTGCTACAATTGTACTTGATACAGAAGTTGGTATATATCTGATATCGGCTAAAGAAGTATCAGGAAGATTTGTAGCACATACTCCTACATTTTTTGTAGCTGCTGTTCCTAAACCAAATCCTTCAGCATCCAGAGAAAATACAGATGTACCATTGGTAAGGAAAAAACCAGTTCCTCCTACAGGTACAGTAACACCTGTATTACCAGCTACTCTTAATATAACTGCATCACTGGCAGTTGTGTTAGCAGATACTGCATTCCTGATTGCATAGCTTTTAGGAGTATTAGGAATCAGGACAAAAATAGATGTATTAGCTCCTCCTACTGTTCCTTTAAACTCTAGTATAGCAGAACGAGACTGATCCTGACTTCCCTGATTTTCAGTAAGAGTAACAGTGGCAGCAGATCCTATAGAGACAGTTGTATAAGATGCAACAGCCTGATCAACAAGACTTATTACATTGTTAAGCACTTCTCCCCATGTATTAGGATTATCACCATCCCCTTGTTTTGTTAAACGAAGGTTTGTTGTATATGTACTAGCCATTTATTTGCTCCATTTTGTATTCCTTTTAATTTTCCCCTCCATCAAAGAATCAAGTTTATCACTTTTTAACTCTTTTTTTTCTTTGTTAGCTGCCTTTAAAAATCCCGGCATTCCTGAAAAATAAATACAAGTCAATCCTGCTGAATTTTCCAACATTGATGTCCATGCTTTATCTTTATTAATAAAAACTTTAAAAATATTATCTTTATCTATCATTCCTGTGAATACTAGATCTTTTATTTCAAATATTTTTTTAGCTTCATTAGAAGGAGCGCAATGAATTGGAGTACTTACCAACATTGTTCCCATTGTAAGCAGACCTTCTTTCTCTTGTGCATATACAGGTAAAGAAAGAAAACTAAGTAGAATACTTATAGTTAAAACATTTTTAAACATTATTTTTCCAATTCAATTAAGAGGCTTCTGGTCTAGTAGAGGAACGAGATAGAGTACCAGTAAGAGTAAACCCACCACCAGATCCTTTGTTAGTAATAAATCCACTTATATCAGCACCAGCAGCAATATTCTGAAAAATAATTGGAGCATTGCCTGTTGGTGTTGATCCATCAGAACCTAAATTTACAGGTCCATTATTATAAAATAATGCACGATTAGACTGATCTGAAAGATCTATATATTCAGCTAAATTAACATAAAACTGACAAAAATCAGCATTACAATAATTACCGGGAGTTGAAGAAGCTCCGATCCCCCACCTAGATTTTGTATAATCAATTGTTTCATCTTGTGGAGAAGTATCGATTGTTGCTTGATCAGAAGTTCCATTCACATATATATGTCCTATCGTATTAGCTAAGTCCCAAGATGCCATAAAATGTACCCAATCAGATGATGAAGTAAAAGTATCTGAACTAGTTGTTACATCCCATGCATAACTACTTGCTCCATAAAGATTCATTCTCATGCTATTATCTGTTGTTCTAATGGTAGCAACAGTACCATTAAGATTCTGAAAAGGATATAGTAAATCGTCATCTTGGCTTTGAAGTTTAATCCAATAACTAATAATTCCTTTTTTACCATTAACATTACCTGTAAGATCAGATGTTTTTAATAAGACATTATCAGTACCATTAAATAAAACACCATCTAAATCTTCAAAGACTGTTTCAGTTGCTTGGGCTGCTGACATTAATAATGCATGATTAAACATATTTTATCCATTATGCTGCTGCCCATGATGTACAAACCATCCGAACAGTAGTTGAGCCTTGATCGACTGTGATTGTTCGACCACTTTGAGCATCTTCAAAAACATCAGAAGTTCCCGACATTGCATTCTGACTATCATAATGCTTATCAACTCTTTCAGTAGCATTAGTCCAAGTAAAACTTTTAGAAGCACCAGTTGTATCTGCGAAGCAAATTAAACCACCACCTGCTGGAACATCAATATTTCCTGATGCATCAGAACCAGTACCTCCCGTAGCTGCTAATGTATCACTAGGTCCACCAGTAGCTGCTCCCGGCATATTCCAAACAGTCAATCCTGCTGCATCCATTGAAGATCCCATATTAATAACAATATCTGCTGATGTTCCTGTATCTAAGTCCACATACCATTGTTCTGTAACATCCGACCCAGCACTACCGGGGGATGCAACAGACTGTGTACAAGAATTACCACCAACAGTAGCACTTGTTGCACCGGGGGATGCGCCGGTTAGCATTCGGGCTGAAAACGCTATTACAATTTTTCGAGGTGAGGCAGCAGCGCCCAAATTCACACTGGAAAATGTGTAGGTTGTCGCATTGGTATCCGTTACTGGACTATCAGTTAATGTGATAGCATAAGCTACTGCTGATGCACGAGAAACGAAGGTTGGAAAAAAGAGAAAACTCATTTGCGGTATTTCTCCTTGATAGCTTGTCTTTCCACCTCAAGGGCTGTAGCAGAATCGGGTCGATCCTCAACAATCTTCTCCCAAAGAGCCACAATTAGATCATTAATAAACGGATACTCCTGCTGCCTTGAACGTTCATAATCATATGGAATATCCTCAAGTATATGTGAGCGGACCATTACACCATCGACCAGTTCCTCAGATATCCCAGTACTCGTTTTTCCAGAGGGAACTGGCCCTTCTTCTGTTAATCGGGCATAGCCGATTTCGTTGAGTTCTTCCGCTGACCACTTCTCAAAAATTTGTTTTGGATGGGTAATCCCACTGTCCAATTTGATATCTTTCTGAATAAGAAACTCTTCTGCAACAGTATTGTCTG